TGCACACAACTATAGATAAAAATATAACCATGCAGTTTATTGATGGTAATCCAAACGCAACAATATATTATTTTGATGTAATGCCAGGTATACCTTATATTAGTTATGATAATAATCCATTTCAATCAAAATTTAATCTTGCTGAAAAAGAAATTATGTTTATGCGCAATGTAGTAGCGCGTCCACTTTCTCCGAGAGCAATAAATCCTGCTATAGATCCACATTATCATTCACAACATTTGTTGTTAATACCTTCCCCTAACATGTTGGCACAATTAAAAATATCACATTTTGATAATGTCATAAACAAATATGACTCTACGTCCATGTATTTTACTGATATAAGTGACACTATTTTTAGATTGTGCGGTAGTCGCATAGCCAATGTGGTATTTGAAGGAGGTAGAACAAAAAAAAACAAACAAAAAAAACAAAAAACAATGAAAGTAAAACTTTATATATAATATGTATCCAGTATTTACAGTAGAAAGTATAAAAGAACGGTGTTCTCAAGATTTAAAAAAATTTAAAACAGAGTTCGCCATTTCTATGAAAGATTATCCACTTGGAGAAACGTCGTCCACTGCTATAAAAAGAATCAAATTTTTGTTACATGAATTAAAAAAAATTGGTATTGAAACATATGTGTCTGATATAAAAAAAATAAAAGAACAAAATATTGCTTGGATTCTAAGAACACATTTGTTTTATCAATTCTTATTGTTGGCAACTCTTACGTTTCAAGATAAAGATTTGTATTATAAAACGTACAAAGATAATTTTCCTTTTCGTCAAGATATAATATCCAAATTACCATTTTTTAAAATGGGTATTTTTGGAAGCATGACACCTACTTCTGACATTGATATTGGTATCCAGTATTCTGGACCACCTTTGGAACCAGGGTTAGCATATATTGTATCTAGATTTGAAAATTTATTTTTATTGTACACGGGTAAACCAAGTATTGATTTTGATATTGAAACCTATGCAGATATGATGACGATACCAAATCCAAGCCAAGACCCACTTCATCCCGATTATTTTTATTTAGATTCATCTGGATTTACTAGTAAAGAATACAAAAGAATGTTGCCGATTGTTGCCAATAGCATTCTTAGAAATGCTTATTTTATTCATCCAGAAAAAGTGAATACCGTTACCATGCCTGAAATAATGAAAACATTAAACTTAACGTTACAAGTTCCAGATTTTTTAGATGGTTCTAGAAAAAAGATATTTGATTTTTTACAAGGTAGTTATGATGAAGGACGATATATCTATTATGAAAAGGTAGACGTTGCCGAAAAATTGCAAAAAACCAAATTACGTGGTCCAATGACACCATCCGACATTTGTGATATTATGGTAGCGATTGGTGATGCATTGACGTATCGTTATGAAAGTTATACGTGTGCGCCTACGGTAATTCACGTGGTTCGTATTTTACAAGCATCAAAAGAAAATGTAGAAAAATACAAAACAATTACACCAAAAACATATTGTAAAGGAGAGATTGTTCATTTGGATCCTTTTTGTACCATTGGAAAGGTTGGATATACATTAAGTATGTTGGAACAAGTAGGCTACATGTATCGTTTTTATGAAATCTACTGTAATGGTGGGGATGATACGTATTGCAAGAAAAAAGTAAACAAATATTTACATAGATATAAAGATGCAGAACATTATAAAAAAAAATATGGAAAACGTAATACACGTAACCACAAAACACGTAAACGCAAAATATAATATAATAATATGGATATTGTTATTCATAGTCAAAAGTTTAGGTTAATTGGTAAAATTGAAGGAAAAATTGTAAGGATACAATGTTTGAATTCATATCATCGATTTGAATTTGATGTTTATCGTAATGAATTAGGATTGTGGTGTCTTGTTGTAGACGAAAAATTAGGATCTAAAGAAGGTACTTTGATTCATTTTTATTTACAACAATTTATAAATCAAAAAATAAATCAACTTCCGGAGATACAATATCCAATGACAATACCTATCAGTCGCAAGATGAAGCCAATGAATGGAACCGAAGATTACCCGGATTGGGAGCATATAAACGACGAGGCTGTACGAAATTTATTAAATTCAAGACAACTTCTTACATCCCCTTTTAATGATTTACAACCAACAAATTGGTCAAATACATTGAAAAATGAATTTGAAGTAAACGAAACTGATTCACTTTATCCACATGAATTTAATTTTAAAAATGTATCCATAAAAGGTTTTATCAGACGCATGGTATTAGAAAGAAAAGTAAACGAGGAACCTCGCCTCGGTCCACGGAGGATGCCAAACATCAGTAACGCTTCTGTCGGTGCAGACCTCCCTATTTTTTTGTATTATTTATATGTAAAATGTTTTCCAGGTAAAGTCAATGATACAGAGATTGCACAAGTTCATTGTATCCCTATTTTGTTAACAAATGAAAATGGATTCTGTAACGAATTAGGTTTGTATAATCAATATATTCCATCTGAAAATTTTATTTGTAATAAAATGTTTGAAAAGGATGAAGTAACATACATTGGTTTACGATATTTAAATATGTTTCCATTTCAAGACGTAACTGCAGTGGCAATTGAACCAAGTGGAGGTAAACGAAAGCGCAAATCACGTAATCGAACTAAGCGGAATATATCGAAAAAGTTGCGATTAAAAAAATAAGATATAGTATGAATTTGGTACAAACCGTTTTATCGGCATGTAGTAAAGAAATAGATAAATGCGAACAAAAAATTCTTGGGACAGACACAAATATGCAATTTTTAAAACAATTAACAAAGAAACGGGTTATTACAGCAGAAGAACAACAAAGAGTAGACCTTATTAATCAAAATTTAACAAGGTCCGGTTCAGAGACCCTTTCCACATTGTGGATTACTAAAGTGTGTCCAGTATCAGGTGAGTGTGTTTTATTTGGTGAAGGAGAAGATGTTTTTTCAAAATGGGCAGATATAAGAAAAGGAAATATTGTTGGTATTAATGCAATTGGCGGAGAATCATCGAATGGATTTGTAAGAGAAATAAAACTTACCAATCAAATCAATAATGGAACAAAAAATATTCAATATGATAGATATGTTATTTTAAAATCAAATAAGAATGCTTATTCGGATAATTTATGGTATGAATGGTATGTAGGTCAATATTTAAATAAATTTTTGCATCGTTTCCCTCTTTTTTGTAAAACGTATGGCATATATGAATATACAACTGCAGAAGATAAAACTGCATTGGAAAATATAAAAGAAGACGAAGATACAAAACATTTCACTCCATTAGAAAAACAAGCTAGACAAAAACAAAAGTATCAAAATGCATTAGGTGCAATTCAACGTTTATCCGAAACATCCTTTCAACAATCTTATACACAGCCTGAAAACATGTGCATCGTCGTTCAACATGTTCATAAAGCAATACAATTTATTGAATTACTTGATATTTATAAAATATATAGTTCACTAGCATCATTGTCGGATGCGGATCTTGCATTTTTTCAAGAAGATGATGGACTAACATTATCCAAAAACTTGAGGATGGAACTAACATTTTTAAAACCCATATTTGATGTGTTATTATCACAAAATCAAGGAGAACGAAAGGCGGAGTTAGCCAATTTAAAGCATGATATACTATGTATTTTATATCAAATTTATTTCGTATTACCTTTATTAGAAGATTTTTCACATAATGATTTACATTTAGGTAATGTCATTCTTACACCTGCTGGTAAAGGTAATTATTATCAATATAACTATACAAATGATAAAACTTTTGCATTTCAATGTAGATATGTTGCAAAAATAATTGATTATGGTAGATGTTTTTTTCGTGATGAACATATGACGGCAGAAGAAATAAGTAATTTATTTCGTCCAATGCAAGTATTTGCAGACCTTCCAAATGCTAAAAATGTATATCCAAATGGAACATTAGGTCTGAAACAACGATTAGATAAGACAATACATCCAGTCACGAAAGAAAAGTTAACTTCTTACCAACAATATCAAATGGGATATCCTTGGGAATTAATTGAGTTAACCCCGTGTGTTACACTTGATTTGAGAATAATATACGATTGTATTAAATATTATAAAGTGTTAGATGCAAGTTTTTTAACTCCAGTAAAAACATTACCAGAAGGTATATGTAAAGATCAAACACAAAAGTATGCAAATACCGTCATTTTTCCAAATGTAAAAGATATAGCACCTACATTAGAAACACTAATTGATCAAACACATACATATCCGGGGACTCTTGTTTGTACGATTCATATACATGATAAAAATGATATGCGTGTAGTATGGGCGAATATTGGTGGACGTAAACGTAAATCACGTATGCGTAAATCACGTATGCGTAAATCACGTATGCGTAAATCACGTAAAACTTAAGTTTTTTTAATGGAACTTAAGAAATTTTTATAATAATTATAACTATGACAATTCGAATGAAAAATAAAAAAAATAAAACAAAAAAAAAAAAAAAAAGGTGGTGAAGATCCAGACCAACCAACTGTACCATCACTTTCTAGACAAGATTCAAAAGGATTTAATGTAAAAGCAGATGATAGTTATTTTTTAAGATCTATTTTATCCAATGGAGAAGGAAGTATAGAACAACGATTATTATCAAATTTTACAAAAGAATTAACTAATTTATTTACTGGTATTCTTTCATTACCTAAAGCAAAAAATCAATATACAGAAGGTTCATTAGAATTAATTGCAACCCCATCTACTTTGATTGTACCAAATACAAATATTATCATAGCATCACAAATATATCCAGGCAAATATGCATCTGTAAAACATGGAATTACTGCAACAACTTTGTCTGAATATTATGAACAAATACAAACTACCGCTATAAAAAAAGATATTTCATGGTTAGGATTTCCATCCATGGTTTTTTCTTATAACAATCGTAATACAATCAAAGAAAAAATTCGTTCTACATTTGAAGATTACATGAGTACATGTGTTTCTTTTTTATTTGGTCCATTTAGTTTTCATACTACAGAAGTTATTTCAGATATTGGTAAAAAAGAAATAGAATCTCAATCTTTTTTAACAGCACAAGATAAACATCGAAAATTTAGAGAATTAACAAAAGAAGTAGATATTCACGGAATGGTCCCTTGGGAACGCGAATTACTATCGAAAACACCAATATCTCCTTTAACAACCATAGAAGAAGCACGTGATTGTATGATAAATGAACAATCCGCTATGGATATATTACAAACGTTTGCATGTCATGGCGGTGAACCTACAAAAGGATTCATACGTTATAATGAAGTGTGGTCTTTTTTTTATCCATGGGATATTTGTGGTATTGAAACAGGACTAATTCCAACCGAAATGTGTATGGATTTATTAAGTCAGTTAAACAAAGCAAAGGATACATTTTTATCCGATTTAGCAAAAATAACAATCGATGAAAGTATAGTAGATCAAATCAATGCCGATGGACACATAGATATGCGTTTGAATGAAAATCCTTCTCAATTTATATTTATCAAATTTGTAAAAGAATGTTTTCCGAAAAAAATGAATCAATCGTTGAATGTAGAACGAAGTATAGAATATTTAATACAATTGCAAACCATTTTAATAGAAACATTGACTACCATAGAATATCGATTGTACGATTATTCAATGGATGAAACGGGATATCATTCCTTGAAAGAATTAACCACACGTTCACCTTTTCAATTATTTGAACAACATAATGATACAACATATTCTAAAATATCGTATTGTTTTCTATCTACAAATCAATTACAATAAGTTTAAATAAACACAATTTTATTTTCAATATCAAACACTTTTGTAGGATTCTCTAATACTGTCCTTTTGTAAGATTCTATATCTAAGGATGTATTTCTAGTTTCGCCTATTCCTCCTTTATCACTAACAGAAAATTCAAATTTATCATTTGGAACAAATGTAGGTGGATGGTAATGAAAAGAATGATTAATGTAACTTTCATCATTCCAACAAGGTTCAAATCCAATCAATTTGTCGTCTTGCTGTTTTTCATAATTTAATTGACAAAAGGCAAGAACATGTTCTTTTTTTCCTCCAAAAAATGCACCATAAAAATACATTTGTAAAAGAGGTGTATCCCTTGGAATATAGGCACGTGATTTTGGATATCGTTCATATGGTTTTTCATCTGGCCAACGATTGTTGTAATGTTCCCCTCCCACCAGATCACCTAAAAACCATTCTGTAAAATCTTTATAAATGTTTGTATCTGCATCAAAATAATAAAGATAATCACACGATTCCTCTTTTAAATCCAAAATGTTTTTAAATTTAGAATTTGTACCATCTTGCCAATGTTTATGCACGGTATGAAAATAACGAATGTTCAAATTAGGTGCATAAGGAATTGGATCCGTATCTGTAAATAAATAAAAAACTATTTCATTTTCACCTTTATAATGTTTCATAAATTTTTTAATAAATCGCAATCCCAATATAAAATAAGAATTCGTACAAATGATAACAATTCCTATACGCATATATTATGTTGTTAGATTTATCCAATATAAAAACCATTGTTTTACATAATAGAACAACGGTTCGAAGAAATCATATTACTTCCGTACTAGATAAAACAACCCTACAATATACCATTTTTGATAGTTTTCCACGTGATTCAGGACTATTATCTGGTATTGATTCATTGATTCACATTTATTCCGAACTATTAACAAAACCTTTTGAACCCGTATTAATGTTAGAAGATGACGTGAATATAACAGACCACTTTAAAACAATCATAGAAATACCAGAAGGGGATTGTGTTTATTTAGGGTTAGCTTCTTGTTATTGTTCACATACAGATACACCTAAATATAAATGGATTTCAATCAATGAAGAACTCGTTCAATTAACAGACATGTTGTCTTTACATGCCTATGTGATTACTTCAAAACAATGGTTAGAAGTATTGTTAGAGTGCATGAAAAGCATACGTGACAATCCTTATAGTTTTGATATACCCGTTGCTAGAAAAATGATAGACTATAAAGTATATGCTTTCAAATACCCTTTTTTTTATCAAGATGCTTCTGTAGGTGGACAAGAACATCAAACGAAAATAACTATTGTGGATATTGCAGATAAAGTATTTTAACATTATCTATAACTGTGAAATATGGATATTGGTAATGTATTCAACAAACGTTCTTTGTATTGATAAGAAATTTTGTGAAAAATTCTACCCAACATTTCGTTCCATTCAATTGGATACCCTGACCCAGATTCTTTTGCATCGGAATAGCTAGTAGAAGGATTTTTTTTTAATTCTTCTAATTTAGTATCCAATAATTGAATCATTGTATTGTACCATTCAATGGTAAGTGGTGTTTGAGGTTTGCATATGTATGCACAATTACCAACCAGTTCTTCCCACTTATAATATACTGGATCGTACGCAACACCTCCATATATTTCTTTATATCCACAAATCCAAGAATCACTTTTGTTTAAATCATCAAATGATTGTATCCATGAACCAGTTGTTTTTTTTATATCACTATAGCCTCCACCATGAAAATTCATAAAATATGTTCTTAAATAATCCGCTTTATGCGTTTCAGATAAATATTCATAAGAAGGATGTAAAGGATGATCTGTCAATATATATTGAGGTAATGTTTGTTTCGTTACCAAAATAACATTACACTGTGATGTTTCTTTTAATTGTTGTAAACATTCTAATCTGGATAGTGTCATTACATTATCTCCTGTCCAAAAACAATAAATATTCATACTATGAAGATTGCATTTTTATTTTTGATTTATGACACTATTCATTTTGAAGAAGTTTGGCACGCGTTTTTTAAACATGTAGATCCTGAAAAGTATCTCATTTATGTACATTATAAAAATCAACGACCCTTACAATTTTTTGAACATTGTAAATTAACAAATTGTATCCCAACCAATTACGTCACTGATACTAGTATAGCAAAAGCACATATGTTGTTAATACAAGAAGCTCTGAAAGACCCTTTGGTCTATAAAACTATAAATCTTTCTCAATCTTGTATTCCATTCAAATCATTCAATTATATTTACGAGTTTCTTACAAAAGATGAGAATAGTCATTTCAATCGAATGCCAATGAGTGACTGGAGTATTTCAGTTACTTGGCCTGCACTTGCCTACATGAAACGTGAAGAAATACATAAAGCATCGAATTGGTTTATCTTAAATCGCGATCATGCGAATTGTTGTTTAGAAAAAGTAGACTATTTTGAATATTTCAAACAGGTTCATTCACCAGAAGAATTCATGTTTATTACTTTATTAAAAAAATATATGCCTGAAAAAATGACGTGCACCAATTATTCTGCAGAAGGGGCAACTACATTTACGAATTGGGATTCTAATTGGGGTATGGTATATAAATATCCGGTTCATTGTAGCATTAAAAATTATTCCACTATTAGTGAAGAAGAATTGCATTATTTAATGGAATCACCTTGTTTATTTGGTAGAAAATTTAATAGTGATTGTCGTGTAGATAATGTACCTTTGTTACATTATACGTCTTATATTCAACATATTAAATCTTCCTAATACTATGCATATTATTGCCGTTGCTACAAAACCACATCCTATGTTAGAATTGTTAACGCAACAAATAAAAGATGGAGGAGGAACACTTATACCATTAGGATTGGATCTCAATACAAACATTGGATGGGAAGGAAGTGGTAATTGGGGAATAAGATTAAAACTAATACACAACTTTTTGAATGAACATGATCCTGAAGATATTGTATTGTTTATGGATGCTTATGATGTGGTCTTTAAAGGAGATGTACAAACTATTCTTGAACGGTACGCTACTTTTGATAAACCTATTATATTTGGTGCAGAAAAAAATTGTTCTCCAAGTGTATTTCAATCCAAATATCCAGAACATACAAAAGACTATACATTCCGATATTTATGTGCTGGTCTTTTTATAGGAAAAATAAGTGCATTGCGTGAATGTTTTCAAGAGTATGTATATGTAGATACCATGGATGATCAAGCATGGTGGAAACAAAAATTTTTAGATCGTCCAGATTTAATTGAGTTGGATTACCACAATACTTTATTTATGAATTGTTGTAACGTAGACAAGCACACGATTATACTTGAAGATAAAATACAATACAACGATAAAAATCCATTATTTCTTCATTTTAATGGTCCAAGTAAAGCTATCATGAATCGATATGCAAAACTAGATCCGAATCCTTATTTTACTATATACCCTCATGTTTCTATGGAATACTATTTGGCACACGGTGGAGAATAAATATGTGTATAGTTTATGCATATCATTACTGTTGCTACGAAACCGCATCCCATGTTAGAATTATTAACGCAACAAATAAAAGATGGAGGAGGGTCACTTATACCATTAGGGTTGGAACACGATAAAACGATTGGCTGGGAAGCAAGTGGTAATTTAGGGTTAAAATTAAAATTAGTGAATGATTTTTTAAATGAACATGATTCGAAAGACATTGTTTTGTTTGTCGATGCGTACGATGTAGTGTTCAAGGGTAATGTAACAGACATTCTTGAACGGTACAAAACCTTTAGTAAACCACTTGTATTTGGTGCAGAAAAAACATGTTTTCCAGGTGAATTTTATTCCAAATATCCAGAACATACAAAAGAGTATCCATTTCGTTTTTTGAATTCTGGACTTTTTATAGGAACTGTAAGTGCAATTCGTGAATGTTTTCAAGAGTATGTATATGTAGATGGTATCAATGATCAAGCATGGTGGAAACAAAAATTTTTAGATCGTCCAGATTTAATTGAGTTGGATTACAACAATACTTTATTTTTGAATTGTTGTAACGTAGACAAGAATACGATTATACTTGAAGATAAAATACAATATAACGATAAAAATCCATTATTTCTTCATTTTAATGGTCCAAGTAAAGCTATTATGAATCGATATGCAAAGTTGAATCCGAATCCTTATTTTACATTATTTCCACACGTTTCCATGGATTATTATTTGGCGAATGGTGGTGAATGACCCGTTCTATTTTCTTAATTTATAATAAATAAGAAAGTTATGTCAGCACATATAAAAACCGTATCTGAAATAAAACATGATTTATCAATTGGTGTAACTTTACCTTCATGCCCTAGTGCAATTGTACCATTTATATTGCAAAATCATCAATTATACATTGCAAAATATTTAAATGAAGTTAAACCAACCCCGAATAATTCTTTATTGTTATGGCATGGGTTAGGTTCAGGAAAAACAATTACATCTATTGCGGGTGCATATGAAACAACAGATGGTCGTGATATTATTGTTGCATGTCCAGCATCATTAATGGACAATTACCAAGAAGAACTTACAGGTGAATATACAAATAAAGTTATTAAATATATTGGTATGCCTTATATAGGGTTGGCCATCGATATTGCCAATAAATTTATTGCAGAATGTAACAAAAACAGTGTAAATGATGTTTGGGTTAAACCATTTATTGAAAATTTAATTGATAAAATTGGTGCATCAGGTGATATTACGAAATTTTCAGATGCCGATATAGCACGTATTGTGGCATCAAAAGATAAAACTATATTTGATGCTTCTTTAAAAGGTGGGACAAGACGAGAAAAAAAAAGAAAAAATAAAACAAAGAAACGTGGCGGGTTTAATATAGACATGACTGTTCACGGTGTTCATTTTATATTTAAAACAACCAATGGTGTACTAAATACACATGGATTTGGTGATTTAAGTGGCGTATCTTTAATTATTATTGACGAATCACAATTGCTCATATCTCAGCTCAGTCAAGATTACTCAGATATTGATTTATCACGCAACCCAATTAAACCTGATGCACCACTTAATTTTAGGAAACCATTTATTGACATGACGGAATTCACAGATCACGTTACTACAAGTAAAGGTATAACGAATGTAAGAGCTCACCGTTTATACAATGAACTTATGCGTAGACCACTTACTACTCAACTTGTATTATTAAGTGCTACTCCTATTATAAAAAATAAATACGAAATTGCAATTGCAGTAAATATATTAGCAAGAGAAGAATTGATGCCAGTAAATAAAAGTGTATTTGAAAAGAATTATGGTTCTATAACAAGACCCAGACCATATGTTTACACAAAAACAAATGCTGAAAGAATCGCTGATATTAATGCTAATATTTCATTATCTATAAATAACGAAGCCACATTTAGAAGACTTTGTAAAGGGCGTGTTTCCGTTTTTGGAAATATTCAAGAAATGTTACCCACTTTAAATTTATTACCAGACCCAGTTAAACACATTTTTAACAATGATGGAAAACCGTTCATAAGTATAAAAGAATGTAAACTTCGCACGAAAGAGATGGTACATATGAAATATTTACAATTTGTATGTGATGATTTAGGCCATTCACAATTTGGTACATTAAAACCACAATTTGTGGATTGTGCATTTCGTTTAGACAATCCAGATGTTCATGTACCCACGGCGCCACATAAACATACAAAAGACGGATTTTTGACTAAAAGAGGAGATGCAGTTGAAAATAGTACTGTAAGATTTTTACATTCCTTTCAAACATTTTTGGTAGAAGAGAATATAGAGGTCACTGCGAAAAAAGCATACGGTGCAGAGGTTAAATTACCAAAAACAGCTACACTAACGGCATCTGAATCTTTAACACCTTCTATAAAATTAAATGAATTAATGAACAATAGTAAAATATTTGAACTTTTATTTTTATTAAAGCAAACACCTACAAAACGTCATGTTATTTATGTTACTTCAAGATATGTTGCAGTAGTAATTGGAAGACTATTAACAATGTATAATGCATGCTTGGAAATAAGTAAACCAGATGAAATACTTTCATCTGCAAGTGGTGTACCATTTCCTGGTAAAGAAAATTATTTTGCATTTCTTAGAGGTCAAAGCGAAGATGACAATGATCCCGTTACAATGTTTAAGTATGCAGAAGATGAAGGAAATGCTGAAAATAAAGCTTCTTTGATTAAATTATTTAATGATGAAAAAAATGATTCTAAGTTTAAAATATTAATTATAAATAATTGTGTTGCGGAAGGTATTACATTGAAACGCGTTGATTATATACACGTATTTTCATTACCATATGACATTGCAAAACTTCAACAAATTGTTGCCAGAGTATACAGAAATTGTGTACATCCACCAGGAGGTTCTGTTACTCCAATTTTATATTTAACAGTAGGCGATGATAGAGCTCTTACACCAGCAGATTATGCAACAGTTCATCCAGGTAATGCACAATGGCAAAGATACGCGAATACTGTTCCTCTTGTACCAAACTATGAAATAAATGCATTAGTGGCAAAAATAAATGAAAACGATGAATTGTTACCATACTACAGAATATTAAAAGAATGCTCCATTGAAGTTTAAATCTATGTCACCTATCTTTTACCATGGAAACCACGTCATAACACTTTTCAAACGAAATTCAACTTTATCATTAAAGTTGAACTACACGTCACCACTACTTATGCTAAAAAAGAATTACTCATTGAAAGAAATAAAAAAATATGGATATTGCAAAAGTGGACAAATATTGGAAAGATGCAAAATTATATAAAAATATGAACGTAAAACTCGCAAACTATGAACCAATATTTAATGTTTACGAGTGGAACGTTTTTTATGTTTACGCGCGGAACGTTTATGTTTTCGTCTACTTTTTCCACCTGCAGAATTCGTATCCCTTGTCCATAATATACCAACTCCTTCACCACGTGCAAATGCATCATTTAATTCTTTTACCGTTCGAATTTGTGTGTAACCAACTGGTGTCAATGGTGTCCTTATATACAATCTATAGTTCAGACTGCTTGCATGATACGCCTGATGTACATGAGTCATTTTATGTGGGTAAAAAGTATTTTCTGGTATGTTATAAAAATTGGTGTGTCTATCTACTGCATTATAGCCAGGTAATTGATCTGTTTGTGGTGGTAATTTTATGGTAGCAACCATTTCTGCTAATTGGGTCGGTGTAGGATTAACTGGTGCAGGAGCAACCGGTGTGGCAATAGGTACAAGTGTGACATCTGCATCCACCGGTGGGACATTAGGTAAAAGTGCAAGTAGGCCAGGTGCAGAAGCAACCGGTGCTGATGGACTAGGTGGGGTTCTATTTACAACACCATTTTGTGCTAAAGCGGTTATTAAAGCGTTTAGACTATTTTCTAATTGGGCTATTCTTGGGTCTGGTCTTGGGTCTGGTCTTCCTCTTATTACTAATACAATTCCTATCGCTGATGCGACACCAAGCAAAAATTTTGCTAAAAATGAACCCCAATTTACAAACTGCGTTTCAAACATGTTAAAATGTATACCGGCTACTATTGCGCTTGTGTTGGCTTTTATTACTCTGTTTTGTTGTTCAGTATTTTCATTAAAAAGTTTTGCTGCGACCACATCTGATGCCTGAAGTAATCCCTGATTTATTGCGCTGTCTACAGCCATCTGTGCTAAACTGTTCTGTTCTGCGGTTTGGCGTTTTATTGTTGCTATATCAAGTTGTCTTTGGCTCTCTGCTTTCTCAGCTTCATCCTTCAATTCTTTAAATCTTTCATCCTTACACAAATTATATTCCGCAGAATTCCACATAAAACCTTTTCCCTCCGTGCATGTTTTTGCAGAAAAAGCAGTTAACAAGACAAAACAAAGAATAATGTATGCTTTTAGTACTTTACCACCACCTTTCCTTTTACCTCCAACTCTTTGTGCTTCAAAACCAGCAAAATGGAATACTTCAAATAAAGCAGATGTAAACTTATCTATATCTTCATCTGAATTTTGTAAAATAAGTCCACATACATAATTTAGTTCTGGTCCACCATTTTCATAGAGTTGTTGAAGAACTTCTTTATTCATATAATAATATTAATATTTAGATTTGAAACTATTTCTTTTACTTTTGTTTGACCGTTTGAATTTACGTAATTTACCGCCTAATGGGGAAAGCATTACATATCAAAAAAATAACGTTAAAAATTATTGTATCAAAACGTACAAGTCCTAAAAATGAAATGTGTAACAAATCCATTTCATTTTCTGTTTATTATAATAGCATTTATCGTTTGATATAAACCATTTTGATTATCGATTTGTTAATTGTAAAGGTAAATTTATTTGAGGAATATTTGATCCTTTAAATGGATTATAATCAAACGATTGAATATGCCATTGTGTTAAATTACCACGAAACCATGAATTTGTAAATATATCTTTCATATTCGTTACATTGCTAACATTCCAATTAGATATATTTCCTCGAAACCTTGCATCCACAAACATTTGTTGCATAGTAGTTACGCCACTAACATCCCAGTTAGATATGTCACCTCGATTGCCATTGTAAGATGATTTATAAAACATATCTGTCATATCTTCTACTACATTACCTGTTCTTAAACTAAATATACTATTGTTAAACATAGATTCCGCAAACATACTATTCATAGTAGTTACTTTTTGAACATTCCATCTGGATACATTTCCATTAAAAACCGAATTGTCAAACATACTTGTCATATTTGTTACTTCACTCACATTCCAATTGGATATATCTCCGTTAAATAAAGAATGGTCAAACATATTTGACATGTCATTCACTTGACTTACATTCCATCTGGATATATCTCCATTAAATACAGAATTCATAAACATGGAACTCATATCCGTTACCGTAGAAACATTCCAATTCGATATATCATTGTAACGTTCACCAAATCTAGATTCCATAAACATACCTTGCATGGTCTCTACTTGACTTACATTCCATCTAGATAAATCACCATCAAATAAAGTTTTACTAAACATGTAAGACGTATCTATTACATTACCAACATTCCAATTGGATACATCAAAAATATTTGGACCATCTAATTTACAATTATAAAACATTTGTTCCATGGTAATTACATTTTGTACATTCCATCTAGATAAATCACCATTAAAATCAGACTCACAAAACATTTGTTCCATGTATTTTACTTTACTAACATTCCAATTTGATATATCTCCATGAAATGATGAATTCATAAACATTCGATTCATATTTGTTACATTGCTAACATTCCATTGAGATATATCACCATTAAAATCTACACTTGAAAATAAATCGGACATGTCTGTAACTTGTGATACGTCATATTTTGAAACATCCATTCCAGTATCGATTGCATGTCTTAATTGTTCTCTAGTGACACGACCACCTTTCATACGTCTTGTTTTCTTCATACTATTATCAAATTTAAAGTTTATATATATTATGGCATTTAACGCTGTTCGTTTTGCTATAAGAGATACCAGATACCCAATTGAAGATATTCGTAATGCTTTTAGATCTTTTAGACACGAACGTGCCGATTACACACCAGGGGCAGATTGGGGAGGTGCATCTGAATTTAAAATAAATAATCTGGATGGTAATACACAATCCGATGAACTATATAGAATCGTAAGCGCCATGCATGAAAACTTACAAACATCAGGGATTCTTCCAAGAACAAGAGTTTTACAAATGTTTGGTTATCCATCCAGATTAAGAAATGAAACATTTTTCCAACATATGGATGGTACTCTACCACCAATGCCTTTAAGAGAAATGATACGTGATTATGTAGACGGGAATCGGATTATAATCGTTGTTAATTTAGAATTAGTCCGTGGTGGATCAAAGCGTAAATCAAAACGTAAATCAAAACGTAAATCAAAACGTAGACACTAATTTTATTTTTATGCATAGCTAAAACTTTTTAGAAAATAAATTACATGTTTCATAAAAGACTTTATTTTGAACCGATGTATCGTTCAAAATAAAGTTGTTGAGATAACATACGTCATGAAAGTCTGTAATCATATTTTTTAAAGTGAATATGTGTTTGGTATAACCTTATGATTGAATCCGAATGTTCGATGTTTTACATTCAGTACTCACAAATTCAGTTTAAATTAAAAACCCTCATTTTTTTGTAAAGCAGTGCAACCACGTTTATGTGCAGAATAAGCTTGTTTATTTTTACATTCTTTACCACATTCACAAATAATATAATTATTCACAGAAGTGTACTTTGTAGATAAATATAAACTCAAACTAGGAATAGTTAGTTCATCAATTTGTTTACACATTTTTGCAGTAAAATCTTTTACATATTTCTGTGTCTCACTTTTTTTAGAAATAAATGCGTTATATTCATCATTTATCTTTTTCAATATATCTTTTGGAATGGTATCCACTTCTACATCTTTATCTAATGAATCTAATTGTTCTTTGAAATGATCAATGATATCGATTGCTATTTTAATTTTTTCAAAATCATTATTTACATGATGTACATACATTAATACATTTCCATTTTGTACATTGATTTCAAAGTTTTCTTTGTGTGATATACCAGTATGTTGAGATAAAAATAATCCACAACAATTTTGAATCGAAGTATCTCTCATAAACTTTTCTACTTCATCTTTTGAAACATTCTTTTCCCAATTTTTATTTTCAATCAAAAGCTTTGGTTTATCTGTTCGTTCCAAAATAAAGTCACCTGTTTCTTTGGTAGTACCTACAAAATCTAATTCGGCAGAAGGGTACATGGTTTGTAAAATATGAAACAACATAGTTTCAGATACTTTTCCTTTGGAACAAGAGTTATCCATTTTACGAAGTAAATCCTGTACAGATTGTTGATTCATAGAAGATAATTCTTTCATAGCAGAATGTTGATGTTCTTGTGTTAATTTAATTTCTTTTAAACCATAATCCATTTTTTCATAAGATGAATTTAATAAAAGTTGTGTAGTGTTAAATTTTTGTTCAATTGAAAACATAAATTCTTGTAACGTTTGTCCTGTAGATACTTTTTTTGATTCATCTACAATACATTTTTGTATGTCACGTATAGAGTCTTGCAATTTGATAGACAATGCATCTTGTGATTTTGGAATATCTTGAAATAAAAGCGCAGTTTTATCCATCAAATGGCTTACGTACTCTTTCATAACAGGTGCTATTTTTTCTGTAACATTTGTAGTAAGTATACTACGAATATCTTCCATGTATTCTTTCTTCATTTCCATCAATTTTACAGAAAAACTCAACATCATGTCTGGTTGTAATTTTGTTACTGATTCTCTTGTTATTTTTATTTCAGTCTCTACATGTTGTAAACGATCTAGTAGTTGAGACACAATAGAAGTATTAATAGAGTCATGCACCATTTTTTCCATCATGTCTACTAGCAAAAGATTGACATGATCGACAGATATGTTTGGGTTTGCTTGATAAAAGTCTACTACTTTTTTGTTTGTAAGTTTAATCGACATAAAATAAGTATTATAATCTCTTTAAATCGCTTTTCAAAAACTTACAAAAACTTAAATTAAGTTTTATTCTTAAAATAAGAACTTAACAAAAACTTAAAATGCTAAATCAAATTTTGTTAAGATTTTATTTTTTCTTAAATTGCTAAAGAAAAATAATTATAAAAAAAAATAATAAAATATTTACAA